GCGGTGACCTACAAGCCGCAGGGCGGGGTGGACGGAGCGTATGCCAGAGAGATTGCGCAGCAGATGGCAAGTCAGTGGGCGGACACCATGCGGGAGAGCGGTCAGGTCAAGGATTTTGTGGCGGTGGGCGATGTGGACATTAAGGTCATCGGCGCAGACAATCAGGCGTTGGACACGCAGGTGCCGGTGCGGCAGATGCTCGAGCAGATCGTTGCAAAGCTGGGACTGCCGCCGTTTATCCTGGGACTGAGCTGGTCTACCACCGAGCGGATGAGCCAGCAGCAGTCGGAAATCCTGGCAAGCGAGCTGGAAAGCTATCGCACACTGCTGACACCGGTGATCCTGCGCATTTGCAGGTATCATCTGGAGCAGATGGGACTGGGCGGAAAGGTGCAGGTGAAGTGGAAGCATATCAGCATTGCCGACGAGGTGGAACAGGCAAGAGCTAAGTTGCTGGATATGCAGGCAAAAGAGATCGAGGCAAAAATCAACCAAAGGGACAGACAGCAGGAGGGGGAGCAAGATGAAGTGTGAAAAGAAAGGAAACCTGGTCAATCGTCAGGTGACGGTCGGGCAGGAGGATCTGGAGCAAATCAACCGGCTGACCAGAAGGGAATTTAGCCAAGAGGAGCTGTACTGCTTTCGGGTAGTGTTGTGCGACAATGATGTGGACCGACAGATGGAGCGGTTTGATGAGGAGACGCTGGAGCAGCTGGCGAGGATGTTTGTGGGGAAAACGGGAATCTGCGACCATCAGCCAAAGACAGCCAACCAACTGGCAAGAATCTATCAGGCGCAGGTGGAGTATTTCCCGGGAAAAACCAATCTACTGGGAGAACCGTACTGCGCAGTGGTGGCAAAAGCGTACATGGTGCGCACCGAATCCAACCGCGATCTGATTCTGGAAATTGAGGCGGGCATCAAGAAGGAAGTCAGCGTGGGGTGCAGCATCAGGGAAAGCAGATGCTCCATCTGTCAGAGCGAGCGGACGTTGCAGGATTGCGGACATCGAAAGGGGGAATGGTATGAAGGAAGGCTGTGCCACACCGTTCTGCACGGGGCAGAGGATGCCTACGAATGGTCGTTTGTTGCGGTGCCTGCGCAGCGTCAGGCGGGTGTAGTGAAGGAAAGCCGTCTGGAGAATCAGCAGAAGACGGTGCAGAAACTGTGGCAGGCAGGCGAAGAGGGCAGTGGGCTGTGGATGGATCGAGAGGAAGCCTGCCAGATGAAGCGGATGATGAAAAATCTGATGGAGGACTGCGAGGATGCCAGAAGGATGGCGCGCAGGGAGCTGCTGCAAAAGGCGGCAGGGGAGCAGATGGACGAGCGCGCCAGCGAAGAGCTGTGGGAGGTGCTGGAACTGCTTTCCATCCGTCAGATGAAGGCGTTGGGAAAGCTGATCGACAACAGGCAGACAATGGAGCAGCCGCAGCTGGCGGGCAGAAGAGCACAGAGCGGCAGGACAGAGGACGGATTTGTCATTTAGAGAGGATGGTAGAAGCATGAAGGGTGTAAGCTTACAGGGATATAACAGCAAATATGTGACCATGCTGGTCAAGGGGGAACTGAAAGCAGGGGACCTGGTGGCAATGGGCGGCAACAACACAGTAGAGAAGGCGGTCAACAAACGATTTGTGGGTGTTGCGCACGCAATCCGAGATGGGTATGCACTGGTGCAGACAGGCGGATTTGCGGTGCTGGGCTACTCGGGGAATGCGCCTGCGGTGGGATTTGCCAAGATGCAGGCGGATGCCAACGCAGATGCGGTGCTGAACGAAGGCGGCGAGGTGCTGGTGACAGAGGTGGATACGGTCAACAAAAGCGTCGGCATCCTGTTTTAGAGGCAGAAAAATCAGAGTTTGCAAAAGGAGTTTTTAAGATGAAGTATAACTATCAGAATATCGCGATTTCCAAGGATTTTTACAAGAGCGGGGAGGGTTTTTCCAAATGTCTGGAGCGTCTGGATCCTTCCGAGCAGTACAGGGGCACCGAGCTTGCCGGTTACGATGCGTTCCAGCGACAGCTCAAGCGATTTGATATCAAGGTGTCCGGTCAGGACAGCGACCGTTTGCAGAAATTTTTTGCGACCTCGGACAGCGCAGCCCTCTTTCCTGAATATGTAGCAAGAGCGGTCAAGCAGGGTGTGGACGGCAATCACATCCTGGAGGAAATCTGTGCGGCGCAGACCCAGATCGAAGGGATGGACTACCGCGCCATTGCCTCCGACCCGGATTGGGAGAGCCAGAAGCCGTCGGTGGTGGAGGAGGGCGGATTTATCCCAGAAACCTCTATCCGACTCAAGGACAGCCTGATCCGACTGAAAAAGCGCGGCAGAATGATGGTGGCTTCCTATGAAGCAATCAAGTTTCAGCGACTGGACCTGTTTACGGTGGCACTCAAGCAGATTGGCTCCTGCATCGGCAGGGCGCAGCTGGAGGATGCGGTGGATGTGCTGATCAACGGCGACGGCAACAGCAATCCGGCGGAAAAGGTGCAGCTGGCACAGAGTGACAAGCTGACCTATCAGGATCTGCTGAACCTGTGGGGAAGCTTTGGGGAATATCAGATGAATGTGATGCTGGCATCCCACGATATGATGCTCAAGCTGTTGCAGGTGCCGGAGTTACAGGACCCGAAGACGGGACTGAACTTCCAGGCGACCGGCTGCCTTTCCACCCCGCTGGGTGCAAAGCTGTTTGTTTCTTCGGCGGTGCCAAAGGGAACCATCATCGGTCTGGACAGACGATATGCGCTGGAGATGGTGCAGGCAGGCG